GCCGGGAGACAGACGAACGGCTGCGAACCAATCGAAGACCAGCCCGAGATGTGGATTCACCGCGACGAGACGCAGCGCTCGGGCTGGTCGTCGAAGAGTTCGCGAAGGTGTTGGTGGTCTCGTCCATAAGTGAATCCACGCGGAACCTATCGGCCACACGAGGTTTCGTGTAACCGAAATCGCCAAACTTTTTTGCCACCCGTGCCTCGGCGGCCTCCCTGAGCCGTTCCTCCTTGTGACGCAAATACCTGTGGGTCTGATCGATAGACCTGTGCCGAACTAGCCGCTGGATCAGTTCCGGCGGCGCTCCGTTTTCGAACGCGGCGGTGATGTAGCCCGATCGAAACGAATGCCACGAGTACCGCCCAACGATGCCACAGGCAGACAGGTCTGCCTTGAGCGCTTTGTCGGTCACGATGCGCTGGAAGACCTTGTGGCCGTTCTTGGCAAGACCTGACAGCAACCGGCAGGCGGCGGCACTCAGTGGCACAGCGTCGCGCCGCCGGGCCTTGTCGGCGCTTACGACCATCGTGCGCATCTTGAGGTCGATGTCGCTCCACAGCTGCGCCCGGGCCTCGCCGCGGCGCAGGCCAGTGAGTTGCAAGAAGCGGTACAGGTTTGCGCGGTTCATTGCGCTGGCGCGGTCGCTTGGCTTGCGGCCATTTTGGGCGGCTGCCTTGGCTACAGCCACGAGCGCATCGACCTGCTGGTCGGTGAAGGCGTCTTGCCCTTGCCCGGTTCGCCCCCTGGGCGCCGGCACGGATGCCCACGGGTTCGACTCCAGCACTTCCTGCACCACCAGCCACCCGCAGAACTGCCGGCACGCCGTGATGCGGTTCCTGACGGTCTGTGGGGCCAGCGTCTTCCCGGCGGTGATTTCACGCAACCACGAAACGCACCGTGCGGGGGTAGGCGCATGCCCGTCTATATGGTTCAGCCATTCCCTGACCCAGCGGGCCTGCTGCTCGACATTCCGGCGGGCTTGCCCGTCGTAATCCCGGCAGTGCGCGATCCATGCGTCCACTTGCTCGCGGAGATCCGTCCCCGCAGGTGCCACTGGCGAATCCACGAAGAACTCTACGGTGACCCGGAGCCGCATAGGGGCAAAAAACTAGCGGGAACCCTATTGACTCGTACAGACCACAGTCCGCTAGCCTTTGCGGCATGCGCAAGTTTCTCCGGGTTTCGTGTTTGCTGATCGCGCTGTTTGGGGTATTCCTTGCGGCGCTCTCCAACGACAGGCAATTACAAACCGCAGGCTCTGCAATAGCCGGGATGTTTGTGTTCCTGTTTGCCCTTCTCTTCGTAAAGAGGGTCTTTTGATCGTGAGCTTCTTGGCCTAGCGATCAGCGGCAAGGTTTTTTCGCATCAAGTTGATCGCGCTCGCGGCGACACCCTTCGCCGCCTCGACGGCGCTAGCGATCGTGCCGCCCGTTCCTTCGACCTTGCCGAACTTGCCGAGCGGGCATTCGACTCCTGCGAGCGTGAGCTTCACGCTCAGCTTCGAGCGCTGATTCGCGCCACACCCGCACTTGGTGCAGAAGCCGACGCCGCCGTCGTCGCGCATGCCTTCGAGTTCATCGACTCGCCCGGGGCACGCCAAGCACAGGCGCATGCGCTCTTCAAACACCGCGGCCGGCGCCGGGCCTCCCCAGGCGTGGCGCGCCTCGACGCCGATGTACTGCGCGGCCTTCTTTGCAAGTCGCGCCCTTTCGCCTTCCATGTTGCGCTGGCGCACCTCTTCGGCGCGTGCGCGCTGAAGCGTCTGCTCGCGCTGCGTTGCAGCCTCGAGCGCGGCTCTCGTGAGCTCTTCCTTCGACCGACCCGGGGGGTAGTAGTAGACCTGCATCAGGATTCCGGAGAGGAGAGCGACCACTGCTTCGTGTAGGTCGAGCAGTCCGGGCAGTAGCGCGTGCTCGGGCCTGCGGTCTCGTTGCCGGCTCCCGCCCCGGTGATCGCGGTCCACACGCCGCCGACCCATTGCCCCTTTGCAGGGCTGCGTGTCGCTGACCCGGCCTTCGTCCAATGTGGGTACTTCAACGCGCCGCCGTCTGTTGACGCGCCACCCTCGGGGTGCAGATCCTCACACGGGCTCGTGTAGTCGGCCTCGACGGTGCAGGACAGAACGCTCGAGAGCGAGCTGCAGGAGCAGACCCGCGGCCACGGCGGGCAGGGGTCGAACAGTGAGCCCCAAATGTGCAGCACCATGTCGTTGCGGATCACCGGGTTCGTTCCGTCGCACGGCACCCACTGCGAATTATCTTCGAAGCCCGGCGAGCCTGACTCAGTAGCCGGAAACGCTCCGCATCGACCGGGGGGCGTGAGCTGCGTGCCGCTCATGTCGTAGGCCCGGTGGTCTGCGCGAATGATCGCGAACGCCATGCGCGTCGAAGCGACGCTGCGCGCCGGGTGGTACGCGCAGAAGGTCGAGGCGAAGATTGACGGACCCTGACCTCCCGAGGCAACTTGTGCGCAGGTTGCTTCGCATCTGCTGAATCCGCTGTTTCTTGGGTCCGGGTGGCAGTGGATGTTCGCCTCGAACGGCATGCCGAAGTAGGTGCCAAGCAGAGGGTCGAGGCCAATGCTCAGCGAGGCGCCCGCGTAGGGGTTCGAAACCATCGCGACGCCAGGGGGCCCGATCTGCGAGCCCTCGCCCGGGGGGCAGCAATGACAGTCCGGGTACTGGAAGTTCTTGTCGTTGCCGACCGAGTTGTCGATGAAGATGTGGTACGGGCCCCACGGCTTGCTCGGGTCGCGCCGGTTGCCGACCTGATACATGCTCACGCCGTCGTCGCACACCTGTCCCTGCCCGTTCACGCCGGCCCGGTAGTGGTTGCAGTAGCCGTACTTGTCGCGAGAGATGACGGAGCCGCTGTAGACCTTGCCGCTGTAGATGCACGAGTAGGTGAGCTCGCCGCCGTTGGGCATGTCGCCCTGGAACAGGTTGTGCGCGCAGGTCGAGTCTGCGCTCTGCTGGGCGCAGGGCCCGCAGCTCTCGCCCGAGAATCCCTCATCGGTCAACGCCTGCGGCTGCTGCAGCCACACGGTCGTATCGGTGCCGGCGACGATGCCCTGAGCGAACATCTGCTGCGGGTAGTTCCAGCTCGGGCTTCCTGCGGGTTCAATCGGCGCGCCGCTGTGGCTGGCGCCCTTGCAGATCTGCGCGCAGGTATCGGTGTCGGGGTGGATGTTCGAGCAGTTGTTGATGCCGGCGACGCTTGGGTCGTCGATGTCGTCCTGGGTGCCGAAGGTGCTCCAGCCGTAGTCCTGCTGATACTGGCCGTTCGCTGCAGGAACAGGCCCGCCATGCGTCGCCGAGCGCACCTGCACACCAGCGGTCCAGCGGTTCGCAAGGTCGTTGCCGGGGCCCGCCCAGTTGGGGTTGTAGTAGAAGAACTCCGCGCGCCCGTTCGAGGCGATGCAGCCGGTGCCCTCGTGGTACTTGGGCCCGGGGACGGTCCAGCTTGGATTGCTGCACATATCCGCCGGGTACGGCATGCCGAAGCGCGCCTGCTCGACGCAGCTCGTAGCCGAGCAGTTCGGGCCTCCGATGGGCGCCCAGTTGCCCATCAGCACGGTGCCGGCGGCCTGATGCGCGTCCGCGCTGCAGTCGCGGCAGTTGCTGCGGCCGTCGGTCTGCCCGGGGGGGCAGCTGCTGTGCTTGTTGGCGGTGCGCGTCGAGATGATCTGCCCGGTGCGGCGCATGCCGACCGCGTAGTCGGTCTTGATCTCGAGGTCGCAGCAGCTGCGCGTAATGCCCGTTGCGCCGGCCGTCGCTTGGAAGACGCGGTTGCGCCACTTGGCGGCGAGCAGGTCGCGCCATGCGCTCGAGGTCGGATCGACCGCGCAGGCAACATCGCACGCAGGGCTGTCGAATCCGTCGTTCCAAAACGGGAACACGGTGCCCGAGGCTGCGAGCTCCTGCGCACCGTTCTGCTCGGGGTTCCACTCGAGCGGCACGAACGGGTCCGCCTCGACGCCGAGGTCAAAGAACGGCACGCAGTGTGCGTTCGCCGATTCGCTGTGCCAGTAAAACTGCGAATCGCTCTGCAGGTTCCAAGTCACGAGCGCGGCGTCGGTGTTGTACGCGGCGCCGAATCGCGGCTTCGCGTAGGCCGGGTTCGCCGCGTCGTAGTTGTCGATGTCGTTGTGGCCCATCCCGGCGCCGACCTGCTGGTTCACCGGGCTCATCATCAGGTCGGTCCAGCCGTTCACGATGTCGGCGACGGCTGGGTCGCCCCAGCAAAGGACGGTGCCATCGTTGAAGCTCACCGCGGTCGTGCTGTATCCCGCGTGCAGGCCGACGATCTTCTTGCGCTTGGCGTGGGTGCCGTTGCCGAGCGTCGTCGGCGTGTTGCATTGCCCCATCGCGTTCAGGCCCCAGCAGATGATCTCGTCGTCGGTCGTGCGAACGATGCAGTGGTAGGCGCCGCAGGCGATGTCCTTCACCGTCTTCGAGGCCAACGATGCCGGCACCTCGAGCGGGTGGCCGGCTGGCGCCTCGACGGGCACGCACTCGTCCACGCAGTGCGTCGTCTGAGAGGCTGACTGGATGCAGTTCGTGTAGGTGAAACCCGTGTAGGTCGTTTGCCGGTTCTCTCCGATCCAGCACGAAACCTGCCCGGCAGAGTCGAGCACGAGGAAGTGGTACCAGCCACCGCGCACCATGCGCGGCTGCGGCCCCCCCGTGTTGCAGCAGCAGATTCGGTGCAGGCTCACTTCGACCAGGGCAGCTTGGTGCAGATCCAGCGCCACATCGACGGGCCCGTCAGGGCGCCAACGACGAAGACCAGCGCGGCGAAGAATCCGGTGCCGAGGGCGTTACGGATGAGTTCCATTCTCGTGCTCCTTGCGCCATGCAGCGTCGAAGAGCGGATCGGCGAGGCGCTTCGCCGCGATCAGCTCACGCAAGCCCTCGGCCCGTTCGGGGTCGAGAGCCGCGGCGGCCAGCGAGGCTTCTTGCACCTTGCGGCGCGGGATCAGCCCGATGGCTGCTCTGAGCGCCTGCCCGATGCCCGTCTGCCAAATCAGGACCACCACAGCCACCACCGATACCGCGACAAACCCCCACTGCAAGAGGGTCGCCCACCACGGGGTCTGGTCCTCAACGCCCGGCAGGGCCCGGTGGATCGAGCCTGCCGCGGCCTCGATGGCCTTTGCCTGCACGGCAATGGTCGCGGCGTCAGCCACCACCTCGGGCTGGGTGGAGGTGGCGCCGATGCGCTCGGCGAGCCGGTGGATCTCCTCTGCTCGGCCGGCGGCGTCGGTGGCGGCCACCGCGATCTGCCTCGACGGGCTGCAGGCCGCCAAAAGCAGCAGGAGGCCCGCTAGCGCGTTCCTCACTGCCGGGCCTCGAGGCGGTCGAGCCGGGCGGTGACCTGCCTGAGCGCCTCCTCGTGCGTCTTGTCGTTGGCCGCAGACAGCACCTGAGACTTCACGAGATCCTGGGCGATCGCCCGCAACTCGCTCATGTCCTTGTCCATCCGCTCAACGATGGCGTCCTTCTTGCCGAGGTTGGCGACGACCGTCAGGACGCCGATGGAGAGCACGATGAGCTGCGCGACGCTGATCGCGTTGGCAAGGCTGGGGTGGGTCTGATGGCGTGGTCCGATGGGGGTGGGGCTCATGTGCATGTTCCATCGATGGCGTTGGGCATGGAGAAGGCAAAGAGGGGGCGGCCGCTGCGCCGGTTCATGGCGTGCATCACGACGCAGGTGCCCTCGGCGATTGGCTGCAGGCTGAACCCGCTGGGGATGGAGGCGACGGTCACGCCCGGGCCCACCTGCGTCGCCGAGACCGACTGGCACATCTCGCAGAGGTTCAGGGCGTAGGTGAATTCCGCCGCGGTCCCGGTTGACCGGCTTGAGCGCTTGGCGCTCGGCGTCGCGATCCCGTGGTCGTCCTTCACCACGACCTCCTCCCAGGCGTAGCGCCATCGGTTCGTGCCGACCGAGACCGGGCTCGCAAGGATCTTTGCGACGAAGGTCTCGTAGGTGCTGCGCCCGTCCGAGCGCTGCCCCTGCACTTTTGGCTGCCGGGCGTCGCGGTGATCCGCGCGGCGCTCGTTGAAGTCGCGCGCGTTCGGGCTAGGGACGAGCCGCGGCATTAGGTCAGGCCCTGAATCCCGAGGGTGGTGAAGTCGCTGGTGCCCGGGAACGGCTGCTTCCACATGACATGGAAGGCGTAGCGGGGTGCAATGTTGCCAGTAGCTGCCGCATCAACCGATGCGACAACCGAATCCGAAATGCTCAAGAATCCGGCGTTGAGCACCGCGAGCTGCGGCTTCCCGTTTGCATCCACCTTCGGCATCTGCCGCAGGTGGAAGTCGTCGTCGTAGGCAAAGCCATAGGTCAGCTCGTAGACATTCGCTTTCACGCGCGAGACCTGCACGCCGGTCAGGAGCAGCTTGCCAGCCGCCGCGCTGAACCCGTTGATGCTGAAAGCGGCGTTGTTGCGCGTGTTCACCATGCTCAGGATGTTGCTCATCGCGGTGTTGCTCACGCGCCCGCTCTGCACATTCCGCACGGTGAACCGCATGATCGAAACAAAAGCGTCGATCGGCTCGCCGCCCTGGTCGCACGGCTTGCCGCCAATGTCGGCCTCGGTTGGGGCGTTGATGTCGCCGCCCGCGGGGAGGGTGTAGGTGTCCACGCGGTAGGTGGGGACGATTGCCGCGCTGATGTCCATCTCGATCGCCGTGAATCCGGGCGTGTCCTCGGGGATCGTGTCCTTCGCGGCCGAAGTCGGGGAGTAGGAACTCTGCCCCGAATCGAAATTCACCGTCATCGTCCACTTCGCTCCGCTGCCGTCGTTGGTCAGCGAATAGCCCGCGTAGCGCAGCTTCGGGCCACCCGATGCGTACGCGCCGGTGCCAGCGAGGTACGCGCCGAACGCCGTGAGGGCGCCGCCATTCAAGACCGACGAGACATTCGCAGAGCCCATGATGTTGTCGGCAGAGACCAGCGAGCCCGCATCGTCGTAGATGTGGTAGGTCGCGTTGCCGTTGAACGATTCGCGGTCGTAGGAAACGCTCTGATTCAGCAGGGTGCAGACGATGGTCATGCGGGCCTCAGGTTCTTCAGGTTCTTCGTGTTCTCGGCGATCTCCTTCTCGATCTCACGGATCTTCTCGAGGCTCGTCGCCATGCCCTTGCTCGAGTAGTCGATCGCTCCGGCGACTCGCACGCTGCCGACAGCAGTGCCGACGCCCTGCACATTGTTCGCGCCGCGAAGGTTGTCCATCTCTGCTTCGGCTCTTGCCTTGGCACCTTCCAGCTGCTTCTGCTGGGATTCAACCTCTCGCTGAATCCTGTTTGCTTCCTGCTCCTTCTGCCGGGCAAGTTCTTCTGCCGCCCTCTTCGCCTCTTCCTCCGCCTTTTTCCTTGCCTCGGCCTTCTCGCGCTCAAGCTGCACGCTCTTCACGCGGTTCTCGATGTCCTCCCGCATGCGGTCGTGCTGCGGGCCTTCCTCCATCTTGTTAGTGACCTCAAGCGCCTTCTGAAGCTCGTGCTCCAGTTCCAGCTTCTTTCGCTGTTCATCGGTAGCAGATCGGTACAACTGCTCTTGGTACTCAAGGTCGCGAATCAACTCCGCTGCACCCTGTGATGATTCTGAGAACCGCGCGCGCTCGGAAATTGCGCGCTGCTGATCTACAACGCGCTGTGGGTCAAACTCCTCCATCCCACCACCAAGCGCTCGACCGGACGCATAAAAAGCGCTTTCTGCCAGTTGGAAAAACCCGCCAATAAGCGGAATTTGTTTGATCATCCCGGAAATGATGTCGGAAGTCTTCTGAAATGCGTCACTCAAACGACCTGCACCACCAACCGGTATTTCATCAAGGCTCTTTGCCAAATCGCGCAGCATTCCATCAACACTCATGGCACCCACGGTGCCCATGACCGAAGCCGTGATCGCGTTCATGTAGCTCTTGCCGACCTTGCGGCCGATTCGACCCATCTGCTCGGAGAAGGCATCGGTCTTCTTGATGACCTTGTTCGCCTCCTGCATGTACTGCTCGGTCTCGAGCGTGAGGCGGGCCTTCAGCTGCGCGATCGTGCTCATGGCTTCCCACCCTTCAGCCGTTTACGCAGGCGGTCAATAGCGGCCGCCGGCTGCATCTGAGGCTTCTGCACGAACGGCATGAAGTCCTGCGGCGTGAACGGTTCCCGGCGGCTCCTGTGGCAATTCGCCACGGTGCTCGCCACGATCCCGGCCCGCAGGTCGTCTCGCTCGTCGCCGATCGGGCTGATCCGATCGAAGGCGAGCCACTCGGTCAGTTCTCGGCTGCTCATGCGTTCACCTAGTTCCTCGACGGTCATTCCCAGCGCCAGCGCCAGCCGAAACAGAAACTGTCTCAGCGGGCGCTCTCGCAGTTTTTTTCGAGTTCCTCGCGGTCGTTGCCCGTGAGCCCGCTCAGCTTTGCGGCCACATCCCACAGCCGGTCCACGACGCTTGCCGGCAGCTCGCCGAGGTCATCGATCTCGGCAGAGGTGAAGACCGGCTTCCCGCCGTCGTACAGGCACAGGGCGACCAGGGAAGCCCGCATGTTGCGCACGGGCTTTCCCTTGGCCGCGTAGATCCTCTGCTCCCACTCGTCGCGCCCGGCGGCGGTCAGGCCACGAACTTCGACCTGACCGACGCCGGGTACATCCACGGTCTCCGAGGGGACCGACGCGCGAAGCGACAGGAGCCGTTCCTTCAGGCTCATCAGTCAACATCCACGAAGTTGAGCGAGCCGGTGAGCTTGATCGTGAGGCTGGCGGTAAGCGCCGAGTCGATCGCGCCCTTGAACGACGCTTGCGTGACGATGCCGACGCACTCGAACTTTGCGCCCTTGTTGGTTGTGTCACCGTACTCCAGCAGGAAGCTCTTGGCGACCGGGGCGGTGGTGTTGGCCGTGACATCGAGCAGGTCCATGATCAGCGCCTGGCCGTTCGTGTCGTCGGGGTCCACATTCACCTCAAGCGTGATGGTGCCCGAGTCGATGATGCCGGGGATGAACTTGCGGAAACGGTCGCTGATCGTGGTCACATCGATCGTGTTCAGCTGCAGGCCGTCGAGATTGAGCGAGGTGACCTCGCCGACGGAGTTGGTCGGAATGGTGTACGCGCCGGCGGTGGTCGCCCCCATCTTGAGGGTCGAACCGAAAGTGCTCATTGCTGCCATGTGAATGCTCCTTGCGGCTTACGGTGCCGCGTTGGGGTCGGTGATGATCGTCGGGTTCACGGCCGGTGCGCGGTAGGTGCACTCGACCTGGACAGTCGTGATGTGGGCCTGCACATCGTTGGCATCGCCTCCGATGTCGTACTGCGTCGATGTCGAGGCGACGCGCATCTCAAACACGGTCGTGCTGCGGTAGTACCCGCGCGACCCGTGCAGGGCGACGCGGCACAGTTCGGCGAGCTCGCGCGACGCCTTCAGCGTCGAGGCGATGCAGTCCACCGAGACCGTCAGCTTCCGCAGGCAGTCCGTGCGCGCAAAGGTCGGGCTCACATCGTCATCGTCGCCGTAGGTCACGACGATGGCCGGCAGGGCAGAGGCTGGGCGATAGGACGCATAGACACGCGCGTTGGAGCCTGAACCGACGACGCTGGTGATAGCGGCCGTCTGCACGATCGCGTCGCGCACAAGGGCAGCCACGACCGCGCTCACGGACGCACCCCGTTTCTGCGTGCAGCGGCCTCAGCCGCGCGTTCAAGAGCCTTCGGTATGTCAGTGTTGATTCGTCCCAGCGCATACGACTCAAATCGCTTCAGGATCTGAATGCCGCCCTTCCACCCGGTGTAGGTGTTGACGCCCTTGTAGCGGCCCTTCTCGATGAGGTGCATGCCTTCGCCCCACGCCTTGATGCGCAGGAAATATCCGGCGGCCTTCTTCATCTTTGCAACCTTGAATCCGAAGCCGTCTTGCAGCAGCAGCTTGACCGCCAGCGCTCTTGAGTAGCCAGTCGGCAAACCCTGCTGCTTCTTCTTGCTCCACCAACGGTGCTGCATGGCTCGGCGCAGAGGTTCGTTGTCGTGCTTGCCGACGCGGTGCGCAAAGTAGTTGGCAAGCGCCCGCTGCGTCGGGTGCCCAATTTCGGCAAGAGCGTCGATCATCGCCTTGTCAAGGTCGCGCGTTGACAGGTCGCGGATCGTCTTTTCCATCTGCGGGATGCCTTCGATGAGCATTCCGCGGATCTTGGAATTCCGAGAGAACATCAAATCACCACCTCTCGGCACACCAGGTCGAGGTACTCGCGGCGCTCCTGCCAGTTGATGGCGGTGACGACTTCCCATGTGCGCACGGTCATTCCGCCCGTGTTCGCCACGGTCTGCAGTCGGGTGCGGTGCTGGATGTTTGGATGCCAGCGCGTGCGAATGCGGTGCGTCACCAGCTGGTTCTGCTGGCGGTGGTTCATCTTCTCTTCAGCGCTTGCCTCGTTCACCGCAGCGAAGATCGTGTCGTCGGTGGTGTAGGTCACCGTCGTCTGCCCGTACTCATCGACCGACTCAACGGGCATGCGGATCGACAGCGGCGTGCGCATGTAGCCCGGGTTCACTGATAATCCCCCGAGTGGTAGCTGACGATGAGCCGCTGGACCGTCATCGGCAGCTCGGTCACGAGGTTTCCAACATTCACGCTTGTGCGGTTGTCGTACCAGTGCGTCGCCCACAGCAGCACGGCCTGCTTGAGCGCCACGGGCACGCTTGCGCTGGTCGCGCCGTAGCCCGCCGTGAAGTTCACCGAGACATCAAGGCCGCCAGTGCCTTGCGTGGTCGGCCACGAGGCGGTGCTCTTCAGCACAACGCGGCCCACGCCGTTCACGCTGTAGGTGTTGTAGTCGCTCGCAGAAAGGGTCTGTGTCGCCCCCGCGGCGTCGGTGTAGGTGACGCTCGAGACCGTCGAGAGCGGTGAGCGCGGCAGAACGATCTCGCCGCCGGCGGGGAAGCCCTCGAGCTGCAGCGTGAAGGATCGGTTGATGAGCGCCCGGCGCGTCTCGTGCTCGATGCACTGCGTGGCGACGAGGATCAGGGTGGCGATGTAGGTGTCGTCCTGCGTGTGGTACACGCGGGCGTGGGTCTTGAACTCGCTCGCCGTGATCACGGCGCTGGTGGCGCCCGTGTCGGTCAGGTTGGTGCGCAGGCCGTCGGTCACTTGGCTCCCTTCTTCACCGCCTTGCAGCAGTCGGGCTTCACGCAGGCCCGGGGCTCGGGCTCGTGGCGCTCGGCGAGGCCCGTGGCGAGCAGTTCGGTTGCTGTGCGCTCGTCAACGGTCAGAACATCGCCGGGACCGTGCGCGGCCTTCTGCATAATGAATGCCTGGATAACGCGAACGGTTGGCATGGCTGGAAATCCGCCCGGGGGGTTTCCCCCCCGAGCGGTGTGGGTTCAGGTCAGTGATCAGCTCGCGGCGGCCTGCATGTAGCGGAACGCGTTGACATTGGTGACAGTGAAATCAACGCGTGACTGCGCACAGAACGCCGTTTGGTTTGTCTCGGCATACCTCTCGCGGAGCACCTTGAGCGTGTAGCCGCTGCGCTCACCGATGACCGCATAGTTGAAGTCGCCGATCACGGCGATCTTCGCCGATGCGCCGCTGCTGGCAACGGCGTAAGACGGGTAGACCGGGATGCCCATGAGGCGATCCGGCTCGCCGAGCGCGCCACTGTTCTGCCAGAAGTAGTTCACGGTGCCCGAGGCGATCGACGCCAGCTTGCGCACCAGCGCCAGCCACGCATCGCTGCACACGATCGCGCACTTGCTCGACATGCGGTACTCGCGGGGAAGCGCGTACACGAAGTCCATGATGTTGGCGACCGTCGGCGCAGGACTGGCTGCGGAGCCGGCGCTGGTCACGGCGGAGGCAATCAGGTTCTGACCCGTTGCCGTGTAGGTCATCAGACCGCGCGGATTCGGGGCAGAGGCGTCGCCGGCGATGAAGCCGTTCTCCTCAACCTCAGCGAACTTGCGACCAAACTGCTCCGTGAGGATCGACTCGATCGAGAAGCCCGGGCCACGAGCCGGCGCGTCCTCGATCAGCTCGTTGCTCACTTGGGCGAGGCCAAAGATGCGACGCGGCTGCAGAGTGCGCGCAGCAAAGGTGCTGCCGCCTTCGTTGGCGACCGATCCGGCTTCCGAAACAAAGCTCGCGTTCACGAGGCCCGTCTCGATGGCGATCTCGCGCTTGAACGAGCCGAGCGGCATCACCTTGCACAGCTGACGCATCACGCACATCTGCTGCAGGCGCTTGGTGAGTTCGTTGTGGAACTCGGTG